TCGTATGGAGTAGTTTCATCAAGTATGTCAGAAAGGGCATTATATAAAGAAATAAATGTTTTTCCTGTACCTGCTGTTCCATATGCAACAAGGTGTTTACCCTCTGCATATGAATCAAAAAGTTTCTTTTGATTATCAGTGATAGGTTCAATATCAAGAAGGTAAGTATTTCCAATCGGTTTCTTACGTTTCATTTGTTTCGTAGTTAAACCGATACCTATGGGTTGATCCCCATTAGTCTTCTTTTTTCTTGGCATTTGATTAAAGTTTTTTTACTCTTGAACCTGGTGATTTTGATGCTTTATGTAAAACATCATTCCAACCTGGTTTTGTCTTTCTTAACTTATCTTTCCATTCTCCAACTTCACCGACACCTGGCATGGTTGAGGGATCAGAATAATCTCTTAACCAATCGGGATTATCTTCACACCACTGATCCCATTCTGTGATACTCATCATCACTTCTTTTTGTTCACCAGTTTTTGTATTAACTACGGGATAGGTTGCCATATTATTATAAAGTTATGTAAAGTTATTTAGTCCACTCCAGTGCCTCAGCTACTGTAGGGTAATATTGTACAAAAAGAGATTTACAAGCATTTGCAATATCCATATGCTCTTTTTGAGTTCCATGTGCACTTCTTAATTGTATATAGTGTATCCAAGAACGACACGATCCCGTCATATACAATCTTGTTGGAGTAGCAAGTGGTAGAACAAATCTAGCACATTCTTTTGCTACTCCTGACTCCAACATTTGGTTGTATAATGCTAAAGAAGAACTGAACAAGGTGTTCATTTGTTTTTCTAATTTCTCAACAACCGCTGGATCAAGGTCATCTATTGAATTTTGACGATTTTTTGTGTCTTGTCTTCTTAATTCTGGTAATTCAATTTCTCCCAGTAAATTACTATCAGCATATCTTTGAGAAAACTCTTGAAATGTAAAACTACGGTGTCTCAATACTTGTGCTGCAAGTCCACGAGTAGTTTCTATTTCCAGTGTCATTGATGATTGCTCAAAAACAGACCAATGTTGATGTTTAATACAATATCTCAATAATCCCGCATAATTCTCATTATCCTGATTACTAGGATTTGACACTCTGGCAATATATGCCATTGTCTGCTCTGGATTTGCAGTTATGTTCACAAAACTTACTTTCATTTAAATCCCTTAGATGTTTTTTCTTCAATCATTGCCAATTCATTTTTAGCAACTTTTAATTGTTCACGAATTAACTTTAGTTGTTCCTTATCATAAAGATAATCTTTTTTTAAAAGTCTTTCTAATAATTTAATCAACCTTTTTGCTCTACTAGTCTGGGTAGCCATCGTCATCCTCTAGTATTTCGTCATAATCTTGTGTGATTGTTGGTGGTGGACTAACATAAGATTCTACATCAGAAAAAACTTCTGCTTTAATGTCATCAACCAATAATTCTAAGTTACGAACCATAAGTTTTAATTTTGCTCTGTCCATAAAATTATTCTTTCACATTATTATAACATACAAAATAATAATTGCAAGTTATCTTAAACTTTCGTCACCGTGAAACCATTTTACAAGAGAATATCTCTCACCTTTCGTAACAGGGGTCACTTCATGAGTCAACCTACTATCAAAAACAAAAACTGTTCCTTTTGATTTTGGAGCAATATATCTATCACCTGCGTAATATAATATTAAATCTCCACCATCATAAGAATTATCTGATAGTTGAACACTCATGCTTAATTTTCTGGTATGAGATTTTGTATCAGGATCACCATTAAAATCTACATGTTTATCGTAATATTGTCCCACTTGATATCTAGATAGTTGCACCCCCTCCATGTCACATTTTGACAATTCATACTTAAAATTTTTACAATTAGCGTATTGTGCGTAACCACACATCAATGCATTTATCCAATTATATTCTTCGTATAAGAATTTTATATTTACATTTCTTCCTTCATTTCTACCTTGTGTCAATCCATCTTGATATTTAATTTTATGAGAGCAATCAATAATTTGATCACATATATTACTGGGTATATCTGACTCCCAAATCCAAACAGGACT